TCCACATCATCTATTCAACCTTTGTTCTGTTGCTATATGGTCACACCAATGTTGGAACAATGTTTGACCATCTTCTTCACCCAGTATCTGGGCAATGGCCTGAAGATAATGATAGTCCGGGTATGATTCACCACGAATCCACTTGTGGATGCTGAATCTGGAACATCCAACAATGTCTGCTATGCCTTGGATACTGTGGTAGCTGGCTTGGATGGTTACTCGCAAGATGATATTGAACTTCGGCTTCTGTAGTTCAAAGATTGTTTTATGTGCCCAATCCACACACACCTGACTGTCATGGAAGTCAATGTGGCTGTAGACTGTTCCTTCATGGGTCAATACTGCTTCCCAGACATAGCAAGTATATTCTGGGTGCCAGTATCGCTTGACAATCCCTACCTGAGCACCATCGAAGTAGATGTCTATGTTGTCAATGCTGTCTCCAAACTGTTTGCGTGCTGCAGTTCGGCCATGTCTTCTGATGTAGTCTCTGATTTCTTTGTTCATTGTGAATCTCCCAGGTTCTTTGCTAGTGTCAATCCTCTTTCATGCAATACTTCAATGATTTCATTTAGGGACTTGCGACCGAAGTTTTTTGTTTTTAACAGCCTATCTGGTGACCATGTCACCAATTCATGAATGTATTCGATACCAATTTTTTCCAAACAGTGTGCTGCTCTGACTGACAGTTCCAATGTATCAACATGCTTCTGAAGTTCTTTCCTGTGTTTCATCTCATATGATATATATGAAACTTCACAGTCAACCACAATTGTCACTCTGTACATCCAGATTCCAGTCATAGTTCCCATGTTAAACTCATGTACTGCTGCAAGTGTAGTATTTGATACAAAGATCGAATCAATCAATGGATTGTTCATCATGGTTTTACAGATTTTCTCAATCTGTGTGACATCTATTGAATCTAAGATTTGATCTTGTGTGATATTGAAGTCTGGTCTGGATGTCTTCCAGCTGACTGGAACTGTTAGATTCAGACTGAATGTTCTGCCTTCATCGAATCGGTTTAGTTGTATATGGTCCATTGTGTTTTCTCCTAGATGTACATGAATGTTTGTTGTATTTTAATCAATCGGCCATTCTTATTGTTGGTAGCCAACAGTGCTGACCAATCATCATACTTTGACAGCTGCCGAATCCAATGCTGGGCTGCTGTTCTCGTGTGGAATATCTTGGTCAATACTTCACTGGCATGGTCTGCTTTGTAGATTGCAATGTGCAGTTCTGTGATTCTCATAATGCACCACCATTGACCAATGTGGCAATGTATGCCAACAGTTTGAATGAAGGGAATATCAGCATAGCCATTCCCAGTGCCATGATTGCTTGTCCAATGGTTTGTCCAAGTGCGGTTGCTTGTTGTTTGTTCATTTTGAAGTCTCCTTAGCTTCTAGTTGTGTAAGTATTGCGATTGCTACATTCATCAGTCTGCTGATGTTACGTAGTTCTTCTAGGTCTTTGTTTTGATATGCTGTTATGGCTTGCGCTTCCAGCTGCCTGATGTATTTTTGAATGGCATTCATTGTTTGTACCTGTGTGGAATAATAAGGAGCCCGAAGGCCCCTTGGGGATTGTTATCTTCTGCTCTCTTCGATTGCTTCGATGGTATCTAATAGAATATCTACGGCTTCCTCTCCATTACGTTGCTCATATTGATCATATAGATAAGCCTTAACCATTCTTTCTTCGTGAGAATATTTATCCCAAGGTTTCGCCATATCGGTTAGAACTGCGATAATCATATCATCGCTCATCTTAGAGATTCTGTTTTTTAATCGTTGGATTGCTGCTTCTTTAGTCATTTTGTACCTCTGTTTGTTGTTTGATGGTTTGTCCATCTGTTTATAAGTATACACAGTCTGTTCATGTTTGTCAACAAAAGATTTATTTTTATTTTGTGTTATACTGTGTCCATGACTGATTATCCGATTATGACAGTACAGCAGCGCATGACATATGGTGAACGGAACTTTCTCCAGTATGTCAAGCCAATGGTGCAAGATGCTTTCCCCGGTACTTGGTACAGCTGCAATGGTACAGAACTGGACACTGACCATGGTGTTGACTTCATCATTGTGAATGGTGCTCAGGTCACCACTATTGCTGCCAGATGTTGGATGGCCTATCCACAGTCACACTTTGCACTGAGATGGAGAAGAACCGGCCAGATTGACAGGCATCTGGAACTGGATACCAGATTGCATGCATTCAAGACTGGTGGTCTGATGACTGATTGGACCATTGAAGGATTCCATTGGGAAGGCAGATCATATGTGGCTGCAATACCCACCAAGAAGCTGTTTGCACATGTTGACAAGTTCTATGATTGCCTTCCAACCTTCGAACTGTTTAACCCAAACAAAGACAGTGTATTCTTCAAGAGAGTGCCATTCTTGAGAGTCCATGATGATGTCATCAAGTTTATTGGACCCTGTCCACCTGTGAACGTGTCAAGCTGTCCTTGATATCTTTGACATCATCTTTCAGAACATGCACTTCACCATTCAGTTCTTTCATGCTGGTGTTTAATGTCTCTAAACCTTCCCGGTATACTTTCCGGTCTTCATTGTGTGATTCAACAATGTGATCTATTTGTTCAAGATGCTTGTCCACCCAGATTGGAAGGTGTGTTGCAACCCATCTTCCAATGTAAAAGATGGCAGATATGCATAATGCTAAAGCTGCCACGGGTCCTGTCAGTATTTGAATCAATGTATCTTCTGTCATCTGCTTTTGCTCCAGCTGTCCAAACCTTGTGCCATTCCAATTGCAATCTGAGACATTCCGAATGGTGTCAATAAGTCTGTGTGTGTGTCCATGAATATCGGTTCGCAGCAGATGGCAATGGGCTTGCCAACATTCTTGATGGTGTGCCAAGCGTTCTTTGTCCAGTCATCTGGCTTGGCTGCAATCACCTTCTGCTTCTTGACTGTGATCACCCTGCCCAGATTGGATGCCAATGCAGCTGCGAGTTCTTTTCCTTGGGTGGATATGTGATGATGGAAGAATGCACCATAATCACCACCACCAGCATTCAGATGCATGGCCAGATATACCATCTTGGTGTCATCGAATCGGCCTGAATAGTCATTCACTCTGATGTGTCGTTCAGTATAGGAACCATCACTGATGGGAATCACTTGGTGTCCAAGGTCCAACAATCTCTTTTCCAACATCAATGACAGATACCCGGTCCAGTGTGCTTCTTGTTCATCACTGGATATCTGGCCATCTTGATTGATGTCCACACCTGCACCACGGTCATCAACCTTGGCTGGCTTGCCTGCATGCTGTCTGTCTATGAATACTAACATGTCTATAATCTAGCACAATACAAGTTCCATTTACACAAGTCTTGGATTGACCAAGGGATTGGATTCAAGATGCAGTATGAACCGCCATTTTCCATTTGTCCACGACTTGGACACCACTTGACACTTGTGTTCATTCAATCCGAACTGTGAGCTGGTGAAGGCAATCACATCACCCACTTCAAGATATCCAAAGGCTGGGAATGCTGATATCTCGATTCCATAGGCACCAAGACCACTGATTCTGATAACATCTCGTGCAATCCGATAGGCTGTGTTCATATCCCAGACAAAAGGCAGTTCCAGAACTGTTTCACGAAGTCCAAACCGACTATATGACAAGTCTGATACCGGGTCTTTTGCCAAGAATGGATTCACATCTTTGCTGGATACTGTTGGGTCAATCACAATGGTGGACAGATAGTGATTGTTCTGGCCTTCATAACAGAACTTCACTGTGACCTTGTTGATGGGTTCGATGGACAATGGCTGCAGACCAGTCACAATGTCAAACATTCCAGATTCTGTGATGTAGAATGATGGGTTCACTTCTTCTGATTGGTAGTAAAGATTCAATCTTGGTTCCAGTCCAGCTGGTCCATTGAATACTTCGATTGGAAGATATTTGATCAGATTGTCTTGCAACCACTCCAATGCAATCACTTCTGGGTCATTCACATATCCAGCGAACTTGTAACGGTTCAACACTGGCCGCAATCCCTCCCATGCTGACCGATTGAACTGAAGACCAGTCAGTTCCAGAATGTAGATACAAAGATTCCCTGCCAGATTCAGTGACTGTCCTGTGATTGGGTCTTGACTACCTTCACCATGATTGGCCCATGATGCCCAGAATGTTTGGTCTTCATCTAAAGCTGGAACAAAACCATTGTCCACCAAGACACTTCCAGATTGGTATGTGGCATAACTGTATAGAATACCATCTGCATTGGTTGCAGTGCGGACATAGTCTGTGAAGTATCCACCATCTTGGTCATATATAGTGATTCTACCTGCATCGACTTCACCCATTGCCAGAATCAATGTGATTGCAAGACTGGCACCACTTCCAGATGTGTCTATGATGTATGTGGGTGTGACCTTGGCATCTTTGACCACTTCATATGATTTGCTGGTGTCTCTGATGAACCATGCACCCAATGCACCGAATACGAATGGAACATATTTCCCAACCGGGTACTGTATCATTCTTCCAAGTGTTGCAGCTCGTTGGTCCAATCCCGGAAACACAAAAGGATCAATTTCAAAACTGTTGGCCAGCAGCTTTCTTTTGGTGACATTCAAACCATTCTCAATCGAAAAGATGATATTGCCTTTGGGCTTGGTGGGTGTTCCAATGATTGGGTCAATCACCTTTCCTGCGAACAATGGAACCTTGTCTTGTTCTGTGAATGTGGTCTTTCCATCTGAGACCATCACCATGGACAGCACAGCTGGTGATTGTTCCAGTGTTCGATTTGCCAACCATTCTGCAATCCAGTCCACATCATCAAACACCAGTTCCAATGACACTGTGTTGGAATCAATGTTGAATCCAACAATCTCGGTCTGTTGTTCTATACTTGGGTCACCCAGTCCACCATTGTATCTGTGCAGCTGTCCTGTGGCTGGGTCTTGGATGTCAATGGGTATGGTGCTGAACCGATATGGCTTGCCAAGATATTCGACTGTCAACAGATAGCACAGTTCTTTTCCTTGGATGTCTTCTGGATGCAGTCTCATCATTCCACCTCAATCAGTGTCACTGTGGCCAATCTGAACATCTCATCCTTCTCTTCTTCTCCAATCACAGATTCTAAGGTCACACCACCAGACAATCTGACCAGTGAATGATTGTAATACCGATTGAAGACAAAGGAGCCATCTTCATCTTCATCTTTGGGAATGGCTGGCAGGTACACCACTGGCTTCTGTTCACTGAGATATTGCGCAATACCCAACATACCAAACACTGCATCACCATAGTTGGCCACTGGCATGGTGTCAGCTGCTTGACTGAACTGCCAATAGTCCGGATTCAGTTCATAGATGCTGCGACTGTCCACAGGTTCTGTCCATGCCACTTGGAATGTCCTGCGACCATCAGACATCTTCCGAGCGTAGTACATCCCATCATTGGTGGTGTATGATTGAACATTGGAATCATAGCTGATTGATCGGCCACGCTGATACTGTGGAGCCATAAAGTAAATTGACCCAAAGACCATGGTTCCAATCTGATAGTATCCTTCCAGTGTGTCCTGTGTTGGAATCTCGATTGCATATGCCACTTCACCTGAACCAGTTGCAGCTTGGAATGCTTCTGAAACAATGGTGATACTGTCTGGAATCAGATTGATGGTGCCAGATGTTGGAAGTGTCGTTGGATCAACCAATGAACTGTCCATCACCAAGACAGCTGACTTGGCATCTGTTGCTTTGGTCCACAATCCTTCACTGTTTTGGACAATCTTGATGATATGCTTGTTCTCACCATCCACCAGTTCTGCACGCCATCCAACGCATTCACCATACTTCAGATATATGTTCTTGGTCACGTTGGTTGGAACCAGTGTTGCACCCTTGCGTTCAAAGGTACCTGACAGACCAGTTGAAACATCAATGCTGATGGCTGTGGACCAGCTTGAACCATTCCATGTCTTCAGTGTTGCATTCTTCCAGTTGATGTTTGACAGATGGAGACCAGCCACATCATTCAGACCAAGATTCTTTTCACTGGACTGGGTGACCGGGTCTGTATACCATGCAATCCGTTCTGTGGATGTGTCATCCACACTTCTCCACACAACCCTTGGAGACAAAGCGACTTCATGAAAGATGTGTTCAATGGGATAGTCATACCGGGCTTCCACTTTGTATTCATCACCTGCTCTGGCCGGTGCATCTTTGGCACTGAGTAACAGACCACCATCAACATAGGCATAAAAACCATAAGCAGGATACAAAGCACCTCTGAGTTCTGGACTGGTTCTGCCAATACCACCAGCTGAAACATGCATTTCAGACCAGTATGATTCAAAAGAACCAATGGACAGATGACCCCATTGAAAGAATGTTGATATACCGGGGGACTGTGTACCCAAGGTCACACTGATTTCAGTCCACACTTTTGCTTGTTTTTCATCCCATTCTCTGAAGTACACTTTGACAGATGCACCATCTTGGAACACCATGAATTCATGCATGTTGGTCATGTCTCGGTTTTCAGTGTGCAATGTGGTGCTGTGGTCCAAGATTCTGAATCCACCAGTTGCAAACCGAATATTCAAAGTATATCCATTGGAACCATCACTGGTTTGAACTTGGAACACAATATTGTCAGATGTCAGCAGTGCATTGGTTTGGACACGCATCTTGAACCGGTAGAACGTGTCATGGTATACACTTGGTGAATATGTATAATATCGGACATTGGAACTGGTTGCGATTCTCAGACCTTCTGAATTGACTGTGTGTGTTCCAGCTCCTGTGGTACCATAGATACTGGTGTTGTCTGGTGTCTGATTGTGAATCCAGTTATTGTCAAACCCGTAATATTGATTTCGGTCTGGCTGTTGTTCTCGTTCTGGATGCTGAACTGAAGACCATCCACCAAGATACAATCCACCCAGACTGAGACCAGAAGAACCACTGGTGGTGTTTAATGCCAAGAATGTTCGGCCCTCCCAAACTGCAGCTTTCAGATTCTGCAAGTCAACAGTTGAACCACCATCATAGATGATTGCTTGAGCTACTCCACTGGTGAATCCAACAGACACTTGTTCCCAGCTTGAACCAAGGTCACGAGATTGGAAGCCATACAAGTCATTGTTGTCATCACGAACCACCACAAAGATAGTTTCATCTTGATACCAACATGCCAAGGTTCCATCAATCAAAGTGCTACCAGCTGCACTTGCAAAGGTCAATGCACCACTGTTGATGTCTACTTCATATTCACTTGTATATTGACTGGTGGCAGCTGCAATACCGGGATTTGGTATTTTCAAGAATGATAGTGTGTCAGTTGCACTGATGTAAGCAAAACCCTGCTGTCCATTGGGCAATGCAACACCCACTGGAAATGCATGGTCTTCACCATAAAAGCCAAGTGCATAGAATGAAGTGCCACTGTCACGGGATACGAACTGTACCAGCTGATTCACACCAAGTGATGTGATCTTTGACCGGGTACCCACCACCAAAGTGACAATGTCATCTGAGACAATCAGATTGGCTGTGTCCAGATGGAATCCACTGGAACCAACATCAATATAATTGTCCACCAATGCACGCCGGGATATCTCCTGCCAGTTGTCTCCACCATCTGAAGAACGCCACACAAACAGATTGACAATATCAATGTTTGTGTAATTGAAGAAGGTCACAATGATAGAACCATCTTTCAGAACCGCAATGCATGGCTTGGCTGTGTTCTGTGGTGAACCAGATAGTGTGGTGGTCAACAATGTATCCAGTGTCTCAATTGGGCCATTCTGCTTCTGTCTTCGAACTGTGATGGTGTACACCAATCCATTGTTCAATTCAGTCACCCAATACAATGTTCCATCTTTGGCAGCTGTGATTCCATAGTCAGAATAACTGGACACACTATTGGTGAAGTTCAGATATTTCCAGTCAGTGATGACATTATTGGCATTCTGTCCACAATCCACATCATCAGAACCAGCAAAAGCAAAAGATGCCTTCTCACCAGCTGCACCACCTTCAATGGTCTTCACAGTGATGTCTTGAGACTGTGAACCAGACAAGGCCAATGACAATCCTGTATATGATTGACTTGGTACAGCCAACCCAGCACGGGGATTCTGTTCTGTGAATGTGGACTGTTCTGGCCAGATGTTATCTTTTGTTATATTGACTGTGGGTACCAATAGCCCGCGCATTTGATCTGGTGTTGTATTTGTTGCCATCAGTATGCCTTGATTCCAGTGTTTTTGGGTTGTCTGAAGCCTATTTCACGAGTGAACCGGCCAAAGTGTTTGAATGGTTGAATCACCACCACTTGTTCTTGTGGTGCTGTTCCTTGTGATAACTGTCTGACACCTTCTTCACCACCTATTCTTCGAACTGTGGCACGGTCCAAGACTGCTTCACCACGCAACACCCTTGCAGGCATCTCATCTGGTGCCATACCCCCCATGTGGAATGTGGCTTGTGGTGGCTGTTGTGCCATCACCACTGCTGTCTGTGCTGCACCCGTTCCCACTGCTGCTGCAATCATGGCTGCTCGTGCGATTGGTGGATATGCCAAGGCTGCTGTGACTGCTTTGGCTGTATTGAATGCAATATCAGCAACACTGGCAGCTTGATTCATTCTGAACAGACCCATGATGGTCTTTTGGTTGGCTCTTCCATTCTCCAATGCTGCAGTCAACATTGCATCTGACATCCCAAGAATGGCACCAGTCACTTCTTGTGCATTGTTCAAGTCTTCATCAAACTGTGCCTTCTTGTCTTCCTTCTCTTTATCCCGGTTCTTTTGCTTGATGATATTCAGTGCTTGTTCTTGGTCTTCTGCAGCTTGTCCAAGTTGCTGGATATATTCAATCTCTGCTTCGAATGCCTTCTGCTTTTGTTCGGCTTCACTCAAGAATGTTGCATTGCTGATTTCATACAGTTTATTGTTGGCTTCCATCCGCCTGTCAAAGTATTTGTTCTCAGCTGCAATCAAGTCTTCCAATGCA